GATGATCTACAAATGTATTAGTTGCAAGTTCAAGTAATGTCCATTTGATCATATTTTCACACATTTGTTCAGTTAAAGACAAAGTCTTCAAATCATTAGATTCAATAGAGTTAGTTTCGGGTTCAAAAGCTGACATTTGATTTTATTTATAATAATATCTTTTGTTAAATAAAATCCAAAAACAATTTTATTCAATTTTTTGGATTGTAGTTAGTTTGTTATTACACTAAAGATAAAATAAAATAACTAATATTCAAATTCTGATATTTCAAATGAAAAATTTTGCACATCCCCTAAAGAACTGATATCGAGAAATCTATCACAATCATCTAGAATAAGAGTATTAACTTTCCCTAGAGCGCTCACATCAATTAGATTATAACAACCACTGAGATCAAGAGTATGTACATTCCCTAGAGCACTCACATCGAGTACTTGATCACAACCATAGAGATTCAGATCATGTACATTCCCTAGAGCACTCACATCTCTTAGATTACGACAATCCCTGAGATTTAATGTATGCACGTTCACTAGAGCACTCACATCGATTACACCAGAACATCTATAGAGATTTAATCTATATACATTCCCTAGAGCTCTCACATCGGTTAGATTAGTACACCCACTGAGATTCAGATCATGTACATTCCCTAGAGCGCTCACATCAGTTAGATTAGAACAATAACTGAGATTCAGAATAGGCACATTCCCTAGAGCGCTCACATCTGTTAGATTAGAACAATAACTGAGATTCAGATCATGTACATTCTCTAGAGCACTCACATCGGTTAGATTAGTACAACCACTGAGATTCAGAATACGCACATTCCTTAGAGAGCTCACATCAGTTAGATTAGAACAATTACTGATATTCAGAATACGCACATTCCTTAGAGAGCTCACATCAGTTAGATTAGAACAACCACTAAGATTTAAACTATGCACATTTGTTAGAGCACTCACATCGGTTAGATTAGTACACCCACTGAGATTCAGATCATGTACATTCCCTAGAGCACTCACATCAATTAGATTATAACAACCACTAAGATTTAAACTGTACACTTTTTCTAGAGCGCTCACATTTTTTAATTGATAGCAATTACTGAGATTTAGATAATAGACATTCCCTAGAGCACTAACATTAGTTACTCCAGAACAACCACTAAGATTTAAACTATGCACATTTGTTAGAGCACTCACATCGGTTAGATTAGTACACCCACTGAGTTTCAGATCATGTACATTCCCTAGAGCGCTCACATCAGTTAGATTAGAACAATAACTGAGATTCAGATCATGTACATTCCCTAGAGCGCTCACATCTGTTAGATTATGACAATTAAAGAGATTTAGATCATAGACATTCCCTAAAGCACTAACATCAGTTAGATTAGTACAACCACTAAGATTTAAACTATGTACTTTTCCTAGAGCGCTCACATCAGTTAGATTATAACATTCCTCTAGAACCAGAGAATACATTTTACCTAGAGCGCTCACATCGGTTAGTTTAGTACAACCATCAAGATTCAGACTATGTGCATTTCTAAAAACGCTTACATCGGTTACCATAGCACAGTAATGTATATTCACTTTAATACCTTGTATATTTTCTGAAAATACCTTTATTGATTTTAAATCATTTAAAATCAATGTTAATTGATTTTTCTTGTATAGTTTTTCATTTACTCGAGAGCGAAACCAATTAAATTTTAAATAGTTTTCGGCATCTGTACTCTTCAAAGTAAAACGAACAATATATTCTCGGCTCGTACCATAATATGCAAATTTACATGTTGTCCAAAATTCATATAAATTTACATACTTATTAATATGATCGAGTAACTCGACTTGAAGAGATACAAGTCGGTTTGATAAATTAATAGTGTTTGGAACACTATTTTGAGACTCGGAGGTTTCCGGTTCTCTTTTAAGGGCAAAAGATTGTAATCTATTAGCTGGTGCTGTTTAAATCTCAAATATCGTGTGTTTATGTGTACTCTACACGACAAAATACACTTACCTAATAAGATTATGTATAATAAAATTTTTCAATTTTTTTATATGTTACAGACCTATACAGAGTTTGGTTTAATTAATCTTCCACAATAATCAGTTACATATTTATGTAAATTATCCCAAGATTCTGTATAGTACAAAGCATGGGTTAGAGTTTGAACATTTTCTTTTACAAAATAAATATATTTTAATTCTGTAATATTATAACATACTTTGTGATAGTATCCTTTAGTAATCTCACCACTATATAATTTAATATTAGGTGAGTTTATTTGATGAGGTTCAATTAATACATTTGGTTTTAGTACTTTTTCTTCACATAAATTAGAAAAATTATGTACAAATGGTATAGCATTTTTCAGATCATTGATAATAGATTTTTCAGGAATAAAATTAAATTAAATTTCTAGATTTGATAAATTTTTATTAGTTGCAGAACTCCTAAAGGATTTAAAAAAGGATTCAGATGTTAAGATTTAAGTAAATCAATTAAATTGCCGACAAATATATTTACTTATTTTACTAATCTAACTTGGAACTTGTTTGATAAATCACATAAATAAGTTACAGTACTGTCCTGTAGCAATTCTATTAATTATTTACTTCTAATATTAGATATAAATAATTATATTTGTTGTGACTTTATACAAATTACAATATTTAAAAGAACTTGTTTGTTAAATCACGTGAATAAATAACAGTGTTGTTCTGTAACAGTTCTGAAAATTCTATTAATTTATATCTATTTTCTTCTAATATTTCTTTGGCTGAACTATATGCTGACTTGACCAAATCTAATGTTTGTTCTGAATATTTAATACAATTTTTCAATCTGGTTACAATATTTTAACGCTCCATAAATCTATGGAGCGTTAAAATAATATATAATTTAAATATATAGTAATGGAAAGTTTTATAAAACAATTTTCAAAAGTTCCAGATAATTTTATTAGTGATTTTTTTATTATTGCAAAAGAAGAATATTCAGATAATGAAATTATTATTGATTTTGAAATCGTAGTCAAATGGTTAAGTGTTAGAAAAGATAGTTTAAAAAAAATATTAGTTGATAATTTTGAAGAAAATTTTGATTATACTATTGAAAAGAAAAAGAAAAAACAATTAAATAGTAGAGGTGCTACTATTTATGAATTAATTTTAATAACACCTAACTGTTTTAAAGAACTATGTATGATATCACAAACAGAAAAAGCAAAAGAAGTTAGAAAATATTTTATTGAAATGGAGAAAATAATTAAAAGATATTTTGAAACAATTAAAGAAGAAATGTATAAAAAAATAGGTTTATTACAAATAAATCAAAAACCAAAATTAAATATTAAAGGAGGAGTTATTTATATATTAAAAGCATTAAATTCTGATATTACTTTATATAAATTAGGAAAAACAAAAAATCTGAAAAATAGATTAAATACCTATAATACTGGTAATGCAAATGATATTGAACCATTGTTTATATTACCTGTTAATGATATTGATAGTGTAGAATCCTGTGTTAAAAAAGCATGTAAAACACATCAATATCGCAAGTATAAAGAAGTATATGAAATAGATATTGATGTACTTAAAGATGTAATGTTAGAATGTAATGATTTTGTTAATAAAATGGCTTTTAAATTAAATGATAAAAATGAAAAAAAGAAATTTAAAACTAATATTAGTAGGATGAAAAAAAAATTAGATAAATATTTTATTTATTTTGCAACTGATAATAATGATGTATAATAATATAATAATATAAAATATTTTATTAATTTAAAAGAACTTATTTGTTAAATCACGTGAATAAATAACAGTGCTGTTCTGTAACAGTTCTGAAAATTCTATTAATTTATCTCTATTTTCTTCTAATATTTCTTTGGCTGTACTATATGCTGACTTTACTAGGTCTAGGGTTTCTTTGTCCATTTGAAGTCTTGTTTGTTCTGAATATTTATCTCCAAATGCTAAACTTTTACCTAAAAATGGATTTGATTCATCTGATACATCTTCATTGTAAAATACTTCTAATTTATTACCCATTCCAAAATTACCAATCATTCTTTTTGCTAATCCATTTGCCTGTTTTAAATCTTGTATAGCTCCTAATGATACAAAATCATTTCCATAATAAATAGCTTCTGCAGCCTTTCCTCCCATTGTAATTATTAATCTCTTTTTTAACACATCCTTGGTATATAATCCTCCATCTTTAATCTCTGGTTTTTCAGTAAAAAGAGTATAACCACCAGCGCCATTATAAGTTGGTTGGATAGATGCCTTTTTAAATTCAAAATATTCATTAAATTTTAATGTTAGCAATGCATGGCCAGACTCATGAATTGCTACTCTTAGATTTGTTGATGGGCTTGATGTAGCGTTGTTCTTAATTAATCCTACTATTAATTTTTCAAATGCATCAAAAATATATTTTTCTTGAAGTACTGTATAATTATTTCTAGCAGAAATAATTGCTGCTTCATTTATTAAATTTTTTAACTGAGCTCCTGAAAATCCATCTGCTAATTCTGCTATTGAAGAAACATCAAAAGGTTTATCTAGATTTTTATTTTTAAGATAATAACTTAAAATTTGCTCTCGGGAAGTTTTATCCGGTAATGGTACTCTGATTATTCTATCAAATCTACCTGGTCTTAATAATGCCTGATCTAACACATCTTTTCTATTTGTTGCGGCAATTACTACTATATCATCATTATTAGCAAAACCATCCATTTCATATAGCAGTTGATTTAATGTTTGTTCTCTTTCATCATTTGCCATATTTACTCCTGCTCCACGTTGTCTTCCTACTGCATCTATTTCATCTATAAAAATTATTGCTGGTCTATTGTCTCTTGCATTTGAAAATAGTTCTCTTACTCTTGCTGCACCCATTCCTACAAATAGTTCAACAAATTCAGATCCTGACATTGAAATAAATGTTGAATTTGTCTCTGATGCAATTGCTTTTGCTAGTAAAGTTTTTCCTGTTCCTGGAGGACCTTCAAGTAAAATTCCTTTTGGCATTTCTGCTCCAATCAACTTATATTTATCTTTATTTTCAATATAAGATATTACTTCATTACATTCTTCAATAACTTCTGGACTTCCTGCCCAACTCTCAAGTGTAACATTTGGCTTTATAAATTCATTTTCTTTATTTTGAAAATTAGGCATCATTCCAAACATATTATTAGGATTTGGTTTTACATTAGGATTTCCATTACCTGTAAATCTTCTAAAATTTATAAAAGAAGATATTATTCTAATAATTAAATATATTGGTATTCCAATACTTGCAAAAGAAAAAGCATTTTCCATAAAAGTATTTAAATTAAACATGTTATTTGATGCAAAATCTACAAAATATACTGGTAAATGTTTATCATATATCTTTTCAATTAAATTTGGTAATACAATTGGATTAACATCTGCTATATGATAATGTTCTCCTATCATATCATTAGTATTAGTATTAGTATTAGTGCTCACACTATCAACAGCGACCAAATGTTTATAAGTATTATCAATAAAAATTTTAGAAAATTTATTATCTTGTAATTGATTGACAATATCATTATAGTTTTCTTTTTGAAAAAAATTATTATATTTATTAATGAAGTTTAAATCTTGAGGAAAATTACTATCTGATAATCTTATATTCTTTTTATTAACACTATTTATTGTATTTATTTTATTACTTAAAAAACTTTCTGTACTTGACACTAAAAAAGTTAAATACACTAGACTAATTCTCACAAATAACATATTTATAATATAATTTGTTAATATTTTTTTAAATTGTAAATTTATACAAATTTTTGGATATTTAAAAAAATATTAACAAATTATATTATAATGTTTAATCTACTATTAATTTTATTTTTCAGTACTGCAACTAGTTTTATTACTTTTCCAAGTAATAAATTCTTATCTGGAAAAACAACAAGATTTGCTATTGAACAGATAAATACAGGGTCTGAAGGAACCAAACCAATTTATCAAAATGAATATTTAAAACTAGGTAATTTCCCAAGATTAGATAAAACAAATAATAAAGGTCAATTAACATGGTATCCAATTGGATTTTCTAAAGATTTTGGTATTAAACCACAAAAAATAACAATTCGTGATATAAATTATGTTGTTTGGAAAGATAAAACTACATACTATGGTTTAAGAGATTGTTGTAGTCATCAAGGTTCATCATTTTTACTGGGAAATACATGCAAAAATACTATTTCCTGTCCTTACCATGGATATATTTTTGATGGTTCAAATGGAGAACTTATACAAATACCAAAATTACCTCATATGGATTCCCATAATCATAATGTAGATTGTTTTAAAGTTGTTGAAAAAGGTGATGTTGTATATTTTAATACTATTCCAATTACTTCTGAACAAATTAAAAATCAAATAGATGAGAAAGAAATTTTTGTTGAACCAGAATATTATAATAAAGATCAAAGAGTAGTATATTTAAATGAAGATTTTGAACATTATGCAAAATTTATTAGTGTTAATAGTTTGGATATATGTCATATCGGTTTTGTTCATACATTTGGTAATAAGAAAAATCCAAATCCATTACGTAATTCTAAAATTTTAAAACTAGATGATAATGAACATCATTATAAAATTATTTATGAATATATGGCTGGTGAAAAATCATTAGTTAATAAAATATATAATTTTAATAATATTATTGTTGAAAATGAGTATGTTCTACCTCATACAACTGTTGCTAGAGTGCTATTTGGTAATTTTACTTCTACAATTATAACACATGCATTACCTATATCAAGATTTAAAACAAAACTATTTGTAAAAGCATATAGAAGTTATTGGTCTTATGATTTATTAAATTCTAAAAATTATCATATTTTATATCCATTTTTAAATTTAATAAATATTATTGGAGATATGATAACAAAGGAAACAATGGTTTTAACATTAAAACAAGATAAAGAAATAGTTGATAATATTGATAAAACAAGTTATGAAGGAATGCATGGTAAATTTAGTATTGTTTATGATCTATTTTCTAATTCATACAAAAATCATTATAAACATTTTTATGAAGATGGACCTTTAAGCATTTGAAGCATTTAGAAATTTTACTTAAAATATCTTAAAGTAGCATACCTGGACCTTTAAGCATTTGAAGCATTTAGAGATTTTACTTAAAATGTCTTAAAGTAGCATACCTAGACCCTTAAGCATTTGTTTGAAAATTATATAATAATTAATTTAATTATTATATAGTATAAAAAACATTTATTATTAGTTTAATCAATTTCTTCAATTTTAGGTCCAGAATCAGGAACACTAGATTCTACATTGGGAGCCATACCGCTCATTCCAGATCCTTCATTAGAATCCATTCCAGACATACCCTTTGTTAGAATTGGTAGAATTTTACTTTCTAGTTCTTTTTGTTTTGATTCATAATCTTCTTTGGATCCATGTTGGTTTGCATCTAACCATTCATTTGCCTCTTTTAGTAATCCATTAATTGTTTCTTTATCTTGTGGATCCATCTTGTCATTTGATGTTAAAGAATTCTTTACTTGGAATAAATATGAATCTAGTCCATTTCTTGCTTCAATATTTGTTCTTATAGCTTCATCTTCTGCTTTATATTTATCAGCTTCAGAAATCAATCTCTCAATTTCTTCAGGAGATAACTTTGCTTTATCATTCTTAATTTGAATCTTTTGTTCTTTTCCTGTTGATTTTTCTAATGCTGATACATTTAATATACCATTTGCATCTACATCAAATGTTACCTCAATTTGTGGTTGTCCTCTTGGCATTGGAGGTATTCCTTCAAGCTGGAATTGACCCAATCTATTACAATCCTTTGTCATTGCTCTTTCACCTTCATATACTTGGATAAGTACTCCTGGTTGATTATCTGCATAAGTTGAAAAAGTTTGTGATTTCTTTGTAGGTACTGTCGTATTTCTCTTGATCAAAGGTGTCATTACTCCTCCAGCTGTCTCTAAACCTAATGATAAAGGTGTAACATCTAGAAGAAGCAATGAATCAAGCTTTTCTGATTTATTATTACCTGATAAAATTGCAGCTTGAACTGCTGCTCCATATGCAACAGCTTCATCTGGATTAATTGATCTATTAAGTTCTTTTCCATTGAAGTACTCACTTAACATTTCTTGTATCTTAGGGATTCTAGTAGAACCACCAACTAGTACTACTTCATCAACTTGTCCCTTGGATATTTTTGAGTCTTTTAATACTTGTTCAACAGGATCCATACATTTTTTAAAATAATCCATATTCAAATCCTCAAATTTTGCTCTTGTAATAGCAGTATTATAATCTAATCCTTCATATAATGAATCAATCTCTATTTGTGCTTGAGATGATGCTGAAAGAGTTCTCTTTGCTCTTTCACATGCTGTTCTTAATCTTCTTAATGCTTTATGTGAATCTGTAATATCTTTTTTAAATTTTCTCTTAATTTCTTCAACACAGAAATCTACTAATCTATTGTCAAAATCTTCTCCCCCTAGATGAACATTTCCTGCAGTTGCTTTTACTTCAAAAATTCCGTCTTCGATTGACAAGATGGAAACGTCAAAAGTTCCACCTCCCAAATCAAAGATCAGTACAGTTTTTTCTTTTTTACCTTTTTGATCTAGACCATACGCTATAGCTGCAGCTGTTGGTTCGTTAATAATTCTTAACACATTAAGCCCAGCAATTGCACCAGCATCTTTTGTTGCTTGTCTTTGTGCATCATTAAAATAGGCAGGAACAGTAATTACTGCATCTGTAACTACACGACCTAAATATGCTTCTGCAGTTTCCTTCATTTTAATTAATACCATTGATGAAATCTCTTCTGCACTAAATTCTTTTACCTCACCTTTATGCTCAGCTTGGATTGTAGGTTTACCAGCCTGTCCAGGAATTACTTTAAAAGGCCATAACTTCATATCTGACTGAACAGTTGGATCTGAAAACTTTCTTCCAATTAATCTCTTGGCATCAAATATTGTATTAGTAGGGTTCATTGCTGCTTGATTCTTAGCAGAATCACCAATAAGTCTTTCTGTTGAATTAAATGCAACATATGATGGTGTGGTTCTATTACCTTGATCATTAGCAATAATCTCTACACGATCATTTTGCCAAACACCAACACATGAATAGGTTGTACCCAAATCAATTCCAATAGCTTCTCCTTTTGTTGTCATTTTATGTTATGTAATAATATATTAATCTTTAAGCCAATTAATATATTATAAATTTTTTAATAATAACTAGAAAATTGAATTAATTCACCAACTTTAAGTTCTTCTATCATGATATCATCCTCCTCTGTATACTCGTAAGTATCATTTGCTATCATCTGATCTATTCCTAAGGATGCTGAATCTATAATTGTATTATATAATGTCTCTTTCTCTGCTTGGGTCATTCCATAAAATGGAAATTTAGATTTCTCACATATCAAATACTTATAATCTCTAATATAATAATAGTAAATATTAATCTCATCAGGATTTTCATCTACTAGCTTGTGTGCATAATATCTTGGTTTTTCTCCTGGTTTAGTTTTTAACTTGATTGGAACAAATGGTAACAAACTAATATTATAATTTGCTGTTCTTGTTGTATTTGTTACTGTTGTTACATTTCCATTAGCATCTTTTGTTGATGTTACATTAGTTTCAACAATCGGTTCTCCCATTTTTCCTGTCCCTCCATTTTGAAGTTGTCCTTGGCCTTGTTGGTTAAATTGAGGGAATTTTGAAAAAATATCAAAAGGATTTGATGTATTAAATAAATCTGATAGATTTGCTGTAGTAAATGTTGTATTTGTTACTGTATTACCATCTGCAGATGTTTGGGTTTGTGTCTGATAACCTGGTTTAGAAATTTGAGATCTATTCTTATAATATCCTTCAGGTGGTCTTGGTGGTCTCGGTTTTTTAGGAGCATGTAAACATAACAAATAATCTAAATTTCTTAAATCCATTTTTTTAATTGCATCTGTTGGTTTGGATGAATATGTTGAATAATCTGAATCATTTAACATGTCTTCAAAGTATTTAGTTCTTGCTAACCTCCTACCCAAAGGGGTTAATGCATTAAAATAATCATTCATTAATGATCTTTTTGTAACCCTTCTAAATTTAGTTAAATTTTTAGCTAATTCTTTAGGAATTGGTGGAAGTCCAAGATCTTCTGTTTTTATACTTGGTTTAGCTGGTTTAACTGGTTTAGCTGTTTTAACAGTTTTAACTTGTTTAGTAGATTTAGTAGGTGGCATTTAACTTTATTAATTATACTTATTTTTTCTTTAAGTTATTTTTTTAATAAATTAAAGAAAAGTATTTATTGAATTACAAGTAACCAAAGAACTAAATAACACATCAATTGATTGGCTGATTGGGGTTATCCCACAGTTCTCTATACTAGAACTACGGGTACGAACTTTAGAACCCAATTTCTTTGAAGACATTTTAAATGGTTCACATATCCTTACTTTTTTCTTTGTATTTCTATTTACATTTTCTAAAAGTATTCTAGAGTAAACTTGTTTTGTCTTTGATGGGTTAGTTCCTAGCATTGTTTTAACAAATACTTCCAAATCAGATTTATCCATTAAATCAAACATTGATTTATCTAAACCAAATTCTTCTAATGCTTTGTTAAAATCCATTAAAAAATATTTATTAAAGTAATTTTAGAAATAAAATAATTTTATGTAGAATTTTTTCGACTCTTAAATATTCACATGAATCTAACATGGGTTAGGGGTTATATCATAAAATTTTGTTTAAATCTTATCAAATAACTCTTTATTGATAGTAATTGTCTTTTTTCTGTTCTGGGAGAAATGTTTTCAAAAAAAAATTTTATAGTACTTAAAGTGATTATTCCAGATAACTTTGATTTAGCTTTTTACTATTTGATCTTTAGTATAGTATTTGTGTATACTTTTAAAAAAAGTATTATAATCAAATTTATTATCAAATTCAAATTTAACTAGTGCAAAAAAAATATGTGTTTTATCTTCATTTATAAATTTTATTACATTATAATTTAAAAAATACATACCAATTAATGCTGGAATTGCATGATAAAATTTATTACTTATTTGTACTTCATCTTCGAAGAATTTGTCTATTGTTTCCATGGTTCCGAATGCTTTTGGTGAATCATTCACTATTAGATTATAAAATTTTTTATTTATATTTATATTTCTATTCCACACAAAAATTTCTTTTTTTTTATCATACATACCAAACATAATAATTTTTTTATTAGTTTTCTCTCCCTCATGAATTACTTCAGTTTCTATAGAATCACCAGACATATTTTCAGGTGTTATATTTATTGTATACTCCAAGCTTTTCCTAACAATTTTTTCAAAATGATCATCCCATAATTTATTCAAAATACTTAATAATTTTATATCAAATTCAGTAAATGATGTCATATAATATAATACAATATAATATAATACAATATAATATAATATAATATTGATTATTAGATAGGTTTGAATTTGTATCAAAGCTTAAAAAATTGAATTTAATATATTTAAATATTTTCCAATATATATTATATAAGTAAAATGTCAAATACTATATTTCAAGCAGAATATAATGAAGAAGGTATCAAAACTCTTATATTTGAAAATACTGCAAAAATGATTGGAGAACGAAAGGGATCACCATGGGAACCAATATTTGAACAATTTAAAAATAACTATGATAATGATACCACATGGTTTAGAGTTGGAGATGATAAAATCGCAGTAAAGCTTTTATTTAGAAAAATTACAACAATTAGAAAAATAGAAGACATTGAAGAATTTTTAGACAAGTATAAAGATCATTATAAATTTATTATTGTTTCTAAAATTACCCCAAAGGCTTATAAACAATTTATTGAATATGATAACTTGGAAGTATTTTTTGATGATGATCTTTTAATTAATAAAATTGATCATATGTTCGTTCCCAAACATATCATTTTATCTCAAGAAGATCAGGATCAGATAAGAAAAGAATATGGATTTAAAAGAATAGAAATTGGTGTTATAAAAGAATCAGATCCTATTGCAAGATATTATAATCTAAAACCTGGACATATAATAAGAATAGAAAGACCTTCAATAAATTCAGGAATTACTGTTTATTTTAGACAATGTGTAGCTGCTCCTTTGATGTAAATAACTTAATGTAAATAAAAAAAAGTATATCTAATATTTCTTTATTCATATAAATATTAACATTAATTAGTTTCTAAATAATTAATGTTAACAATTTTTTAGTAATTGATTTTCTTGATCTATTAATTTTTTATTTGTTCCAACCATTTCTCTATAATCATATGTTAAATCTGAAATCATATCTATATATTTCTTTTTTAACTTCTCATCATTTTCATATTCTTTTATTCTAGCATTAAGTTTAGTTTCTTTTTTAGGATCTAATTTAACACCAGCAGATGCCAACATTATCTTGGCAAAAAATAGGATGTTAACCCCACGATCAAATAACAATTCAGAAATATCATTTTTATCTTTAGTTTGCCATCTACAAACAAAATCTTCATCATAATCAAAAAGTTGGACACGATTTGATCTTGGGTTAGTATTTAATACATTCATACGTTCGGGTTTATTAGGATTTAAATGTTCATCTTTTACAAATTTACGGATTGCTTGTTCTGGATTATTAGCGTATTCCAAATACTTTTTAGTAGATATTTTATAACTAGCATCTCTAAAAGGTAACATTTCAACAGATTTTCTAGGTTCATTTGCATTAACATTAATTTGAATATTATTGTTAGTATTATTTTGAGTTTGAATATTCTGTTGATTATTAATATTAGATGTATTTGCAATATTATTAACTAAATTTTGTACATTCTGTTGATTTCTTATATTAGTTATATTTTTTGATTCTTTATTACATACAGAATTATTAATATGATATTGTAAATTTTTTTTTTCTGCAAATATTTTCTTGCATTTTTCACATTGATAATTTTTATCTTTTTTACATACTTCTTTTTTAACATGATAATATAATGCAAATTTTGATCCAAATTCTTTTTTGCATTCTTTACACTTATATATAGATTTAAGATTTAATAATGATTTAATTTCATCCATATAATTTTTTGTATTTAAATATAAATATTTGTTTAAATATTTTGTTAAAAGCTCATTACATCTATAATCTCCACAAATATCTTCCTTTATATGTGCAAAATTACAAAATATACAAAGATTCATTACTAATTAATATATTATAATATTATTTCTTTAAAATAATTTTCGAAATTTAAATTTTATTTCGAAAATATTTTTAATAAATAAGTATGTATAAAGTATATTATATTAAAATTATTTGCGAAATCAAATAATTTGTATTAACTAAAACAAAAATATAATATTTTACTATAATTTACTAAAATATTTGTGAAATTAAAAAATTTTGCGAATTTTATACATATTTATCTTATTCAATTAAAAAAATTTGCGAAAATACACATAAAAAATATAACAAAATCTATTATCTATTTTAAGATTTATATTTTAATAAAAAATATATTTGAATCTTAATTTATAAAAAATTTGTGAAGGATTTTTAGCGAGAGAGAGAGCCGGGTTGGAGACCGGGAGAAAAAATCTAAAAAAATTTCCTGACCCAGGAAAAAACTTAAAAAATCTATTTTATCAAAAATGGTCTTTACTTTTTTGGGAAAAAATAATATTGTTTATAATTCTTCAAAATCCGTAGATTCTAATCTTATATTTTCCAGAGGATTTTTTACACTTTCATAATCATGTGTGGAAAAATAATCACGTGGAACTCCAATTGTAACTTTTGTTGAAGTTATTAGCATATTTGGAATATTCCATGATATTTTTGGTTTATCTGTATTATTAACATAAAAATAATAATCTTCTGTTAATTTAGATAAATCTGGTAAAACTATATCTATTGAATTAATAATAAAAGTTGGATCTGATGGTTCAAATTCATAAATACTTATACAAATATAACCTATTGCAAAAGATTTATCATGTGGAGAACTTGAAGCACTTATTGCATGTATTGGTTCACCTGCTCTTCTAGATCCTGTATATATATGTCCTTGGACGGTTGGAGTAC